GGGCCCGCTATTTCATGCGATTGACAAGAAAACTTTTTCGCATAAGTGGTTTATCAAGGGGACTGATCCACGCAAATGGGTTGAGTTACTCAACGAGAAATTTGGTGAAGGGCGTGTGATTGAAACTGATTTCTCATCGTTTGAAGCTCATCACGAAGGCGTGTTAGGAGAGATCGTCCTCTACTGGATGATGCACATGATTCGTGGATTGTCGATTCCTAAGTCCATCAAGAGGATGTTGTACACCATAATTAGAGGAACTAATGTCACAAAATTTAAGCGGATAACAGCCAAAGTTTTACAAAAATTGATGTCCGGAGCGATGTGGACATCGTCCGCTAATGGTGTCCTCAATTTAATCCTCTTGGCCTACTTGTCGGTCTGCCATTTAGATTCGATAGATGAGATGGTAGATAGGGCTTGGGATCTGCACATATTGGTGGAAGGAGACGATGGTTTGTGTCTGGATGTTGGTCAAAGTCAAAATGAGGTGGAAAAATTGGGCTTGGCTCTCGAACTGAAGCGTTACTCGGACTTCAGCGATGCCAAGTTCTGTGGGGTGATTTGTGATAAAAATTCGGGGACGTTGGTTAAAGATCCATTGCGTGTGTTACGCACTTTTTGTGTGATGCCCATGGAATTAGCCAACGCGACAAATGGGAAACAAAAATCGTACTTAAGGTGTAAAGCCTTGAGTTACAAATACCAATTTCCGGCGTGTCCGATAGTGACCGCCCTCGCTGATAAGATCCTTGAGTTGACGCGATCCTGTGACATCCGTTCGGTTAAAGCTGAGCTCACCAACGGCTGGGTCATGGATGAGTCGATTCGGTTTGAAAAGCGAGAGGTAGATGTCCGGACGCGCGGTGTCGTAGAGAGACGCTTTGGTATCTCACTCGACACACAAATTCTTTTGGAGAAACAAATCATAGAGCCAACGTCCGATGTCCTTCGTTTATCCACCAGCATGTTCGCAAACTTAACTGATATCGAACATGCGCAGGTCTACACCAGTTCCTTTAAGCCAGATGTGGAGTACCCACCGTTGATTCGGGAGGTGCTGGCTAAGGGACTACAAGGTAGGAAGTCGCGCCCAATGCAGGGGCGGTCTTACTACTTTGATCCGGGAGCGGCCGGGGTGTAAGCCGTCCAACAGCAG